GGAAACCATGCGATATAAGATGTATCTCGATGATGTCCGCGCCCCGGCACATTTTGGCTCAGGTCTTAAAAATACACCAGGATGGTTGTTGGCAAGATCATATGATGAAGCAGTAGATATGGTTGAGAGGTTTGGCGCTCCAGTTTATATTAGTTTCGATCACGACTTAGGTGATGCAAATGTTAAAACCGGTTATGATTTTGCTAAATGGTTAATAGAGCAAGATTTGGATAACAATATTCTGCCTGCTGATTTTGATTTTAATGTACATAGTGCTAATCCAGTGGGCGCCGCAAATATTACAAATTTGCTCGAACCATATTTAAAAACCAGATAAAAATTAGGGTATTTCGTATATAAGAGTTTCCTAATATTAGGATATCCTTATATTAGCAATTGCTAATATATACCGGTTAAGATTGACAGATCCGCGGTCTGTAGTATAATGTATACATAATGATAGAAGTTCTACTATTTCTAATCTTGCTTGTGTTGGTGGTTAAATTCCTACCAGGATTAGCGAGTTTTCTGGTTACTGCTATTTTGGCAATTTGTGCCATCATCGGTGCTATCGTTTTATGGATAGCAATATTTTAATTTCAATATAGGAAACTATATATGTCCGCTCAGGTCTTAGTAAAGGTCACTGGCTCGTATCGTAATGAGCCTGTACAGGATATGGTTTTCCCATTGCTCAAGGATTTTACCAAGGGCAAACGGGGAAATTCGATCACGGTAGATTGTTCAGAATTCTTTGGCCATCCGTGGAACAAATCAAGCAACGGTAAGGCGCAGATCAAGATTGCTGATAAGTCAGCATATGAGTTTGTATCTGGTGATACACCGATCGGCCCAGCCGATCCAAGTAAACGGGCCAAGCCAGTTGAATCAGACGAAGAGGCGATTACGCGAATTCGTGAACGATTTGACATTCTCGAGGAAATGACCGAGGCCGCAATGGAAGGCACTGTGCGGGGTATGATCGTGTCCGGCCCTCCGGGAGTTGGTAAATCATATGGTGTAGAGAACACTCTCGAAAAACATCATATGTTTAATAAGTTGGCCAACAAGTCACCGAAGTATATGGTCGTCAAAGGCGCAATGACTGCCTTGGGGTTGTATGCCCTCCTTTATAATTGGAGTGACAAAGGACGAGTGCTGGTATTGGATGATTGCGATACAATCCTCTGGGATGAACTAGCACTGAACATTCTCAAAGGTGCTCTCGACTCGGGCAAGCATCGCAGGATTTTTTGGAACGCAGATTCCTCAAAACTGCGGCAAGAGGGAATCCCGGATCACTTTGAATTCCATGGTTCGATCATCTTTATTTCAAACCTGAAGTTTGATGCGATAACGCAGGGCAACCGGATTGGTAAGATCAAGGATCACTTGGAAGCCATTATCTCCCGTTGTCATTACTTGGATCTGACACTGGATACAATGCGCGACAAGATGATGCGTATTAAGCAGATTGTTGGAGACGGTATGCTCGAGGAACACCGGCTTAAAAAAGGTGAAGACCAGATGCTTGTCGATTACATCGATGAGAACAAAGACAAATTGCGTGAAGTGTCACTTCGAATGGTGCTCAAGGTTGCTGATTTATACAAGATGGCACCGGCGAATGATAAGTGGAAACGACTGGTTGAAACGACCTGTATGCGGCGGCGGCCAGTTGTATCATAAAGTTTACATTGTCTGAGCGGACAGTGGCCCCGGGGCAACCCGGGGTTTTTTACATTGACTTTTTCTCCGTTTTAGTATAAAATAGTATTATGGCTACAGCAAAATTAATCATTCGCGACGAAGTTAATATTAAAATAGATAACGTTGACCCGGCTACTCGCCGTAAAATGTCTGCCGCTCTTAAATTTATGTTGCCATATGCTTATCATATGCCTGCGTATAAGTTAGGACGATGGGACGGTATGATTAGATTTTGCGATGTAGGCGGTAGAACTTATTTAAATCTGTTGGATACTCTGCTACCTATACTTCAGAACGCTGGATATGATATTGAGATTGATGATCACAGGCAGACTTGGAATTTAAAGTTTGAGCAAATAGACGAAAATTATTTAAGTAGCATTCAATGGCCAAAAGGGCATACGCATGAAGGACAAGATATTGTATTGCGAGACTATCAAATAGATGCTATTAATAATTTTTTAGAGCACTTGCAAAGTTTACAAGAGATTGCAACAGCCGCAGGTAAAACAATTATTACTGCCACATTAAGTAAGTTATGCGAGCAGTACGGTAGAACGATTGTTATAGTACCTAATAAGAGCCTAGTAACGCAAACAGAAGAAGACTATCGAAATATAGGATTGGATGTTGGTGTGTTTTATGGTGACCGAAAGGATTATGGACACCAACATACCATTTGTACTTGGCAGTCGTTAAATGTTTTGCTTAAAAAAAGCAAAAAGAAAACCGCTGATATTAATATTCAAGAATTTATTGATGGTGTTATTTGTATTATGGTGGATGAAGTACATCAAGCAAAAGCAGATGTGCTAAAAGAATTGCTCACTGGTGTATTTGCTAATGTGCCCATACGATGGGGATTAACAGGAACAATACCAAAAGCAGAATATGAATTCATAAGTCTTAAAGCAAGCCTCGGTGAAGTTATAAATCGTATAAGCGCACACTCGTTACAAGAGCAAGGTGTGTTAAGTAATTGTGAAGTTAAAGTTTTGCAATTAAAAGATGATGTGGAGTATCCGAATTACCCGAGTGAGTTAAAATACTTGTCAACTGATGCTAATCGAATAGATTATTTAGCAACGGTGATAAAGGATATAGCAAATGCCGGTAATACATTTGTGTTAATTGATCGAATTAAGACAGGGGAGATGCTAATAGAACGAATTCCAGACGCCATGTTTGTAAGGGGTGCTACAAAAAATGAAGAACGAAAAGAAACATATGATGAAGTAGCAACAGGCAATGATAGTTTGATTATAGCAACATATGGTGTGGCATCTGTTGGTATTAATATTCCTCGTATTTTTAATCTTGTATTAATAGAGCCAGGAAAAAGTTTTGTAAGAGTAATACAAAGTATTGGACGAGGGATTCGTAAAGCACATGATAAAGACTTTGTTCAAATATGGGATATTACTAGCAATTGTAAATATAGTAAACGACATCTGACAACACGAAAAAAGTACTACCGTGAAGCCAAGTATGATTTTCATATTGAAAAAATTTCTTATAAATAAGTTGCAACTTGATTTAATAAGTTGCAACTTGATTTGTTTTGTTGTATAATAATAGAAAGGTCATAAATGCAAATATTAACAATAGATAACAAGACATATAGTTTAAATAATTTACCTGATGTAATTGATGATGTACGGTATTGTGTATTAGATACAACCGATCCGACATTTATTGATTATTATTTTTTACCGCTAATATTCTTAGAAAGTTTTAGCACACCAGCAGTAGTATTACAAATTGGTCCACATCAAGTGCAGATGCCATTGGATTGGAGTGTGTTAATAGGTGAACCCGGCCTCGGTGATATGGAAGTTATTCCTTTAGTTAATTTAAACGATAGAGGTTTCACAACATTACTTTATAATCCATTACAAGGTTATATGCCCACATGGGAGCCGATCCAAATTATTAATGTATTTGTAGAAGTCAAATGGTATTTTCCTAAATTAAAATTTGGTCATGTGCTAACAATGCCGCTAGAGGATAAGCATAATCCATTATGCGGTTATTTTGTAAAAGAGACTACCAAAATACCTGATGTAATTGATATTGGCGATATTATCATATGAAAGTAGATATGTTTAAAGAAATTCTTCCTGCTATAGGACGGAAGGATAGAAATTTTTATAACAAGTTACCAGTAGAATCTAAAAAAAGTAGCACTATGAATTTTTGGATGATACATCGTTGGGCAACTTGTCCGATTAAAAATAAAGAACATTATATTTTATTTGTAAATGAGTTATGCAATCGCAACTATAGTGACATAAGTGATCACCCTGAATTGCAATGGTTACTTTTAAGTGTCATTGGCCTGGGTAATGAGAAATACTATAAGCAATGGGTTGGCGTACCTAACAGTCGAGTAAAAGACAGTAAAATTGATTTATTTTTATTAGAAGTATACCCGACCATAAGCGACGATGAATTAAATTTATTAAAGGAATCAAACACAGAAGATGACTTCCGGAATCTTGCAAAAGAAATGGGATACAACGACAAACAAATTTCTGATATTTTTGATGGAAAATCAAGAAAGAAAAAAACCTGATGGGTTTAAATGTAAATTTTGTAATAGAGAATTTAAGAGTGTAAAAACATTAGGTGCTCATATGTGCGAACAAAAGCGTCGGCATACTGCACAAAATGAAAAACATGTACAACTTGGATTCAGAGCATTTCAGCGATTTCATGAATTAAACTCTACGGCAATTAAACCAAAGCAAAAATCATTTGATGATTTTCGTACTTCCCAATTTTATCTCGGGTTCATTAAGTTCGGAAGGTTTGCAAAGGATGTAAATTGTTTGCAACACGAAATATTTGTCGATTGGCTTGTTAAGCATAATTTAAAGTTAGACGACTGGGCCAAAGACGGTGCCTACGAGTTGTTTGTGAGAGAGTATACAATCAATGAGTCTGCAAACGAAGCACTAGAACGAAGTATTAAGTTTATGCATCGATGGGGTGAACGAGAAAAGAAAAACTGGACGACATTTTTTAAAGATGTTGGTCCTAACATTTTTACATATTGGGTAAGAACAGGCCGGCTATCTCCCTGGGTGGTATTTAATTGTGAAGCAGGGCAGTCTGCGTTAAACAGATTAAGTGATGAACAGATGGGGTTAGTTGCTGACGCATTGGATCCAAATTTCTGGTATAAGAAATTTCAAAATAATCAAGATGAAGTTACATTTGTTCGTACTATTTTAACAGAAGCAGGCTTATGAAATTACCTGACATAGATATTGATCTTAAAAATCGAGAAGATGTTCTAAATGTATTAAAGCATATTCCAGCAAGCATCGACGGCGAGAAGAAACACAATACAGGTGTATATTTTAATGATATACCAGTTAATCCATTTGCCAATGTAGCAAGTATTAATTATAAAGATGCTGAGTTACGTGGCTATTTTAAATTGGATCTGCTGAATGTAAGTGTGTATAATGATGTTATTGATAATGATCATCTACATAGGCTAATAGATACTAAACCGGTTTGGGAATTATTAGAACATAAAGAAATTGTTGAGCAGTTGTTTCATATACATAATCATTATGATATAGTGAGCCAAATGAAACCAACTACTATAGAGCAATTGGCGGCCGTGTTGGCAATCATCCGGCCAGCAAAACGATACCTGTTAGGTAAAAGTTGGGAAAAGGTGATGAAGGAAGTTTGGATAAAACCTGAGGAAGGTTATTATTTTAAGAAAGCACATTCAGTGTCCTATGCGTTGGCGATTGCAGTGCAATTAAACTTGATTGTAGAGAAGGCCAGCAGTTAAGAAGGTTTGCGAATTAGTTGAATCGATCGTCTTTTAACTCGTTTTCGTATAATGTTATGTAGGCTTGTAATAGGACCGAACAGAAATTCAACATCTTTGCTAATATAATTTTTTAAACAATATCTAAACCGCTCAATTTCTCTTGGTAAAAATAAATTAATGGGTGTTATTCGATTACTTTCCCACCACCATGTCTCTCCAGTCATAAGGAATCGCCTTTTCTCTTCTTCGTCAAGCAATAAGTCAAAGCAATAGATACTGGTGATTTGCGAATTGTGGTTTTGTATAATTCCTATTATCTCATTGTTAGCATATTTAATACCAGTTAAGAATGGATATTTTTCGATTATATGGGATTCGTCCTCGATCATTACTATTACTTATTATAGATAAATATTTTAGAGTATTTAGAAAATGGCTATAAAAGATCTTTACATTTACAAGAGAACATATAAGTTAACGATCTCGAATAATGGCCAACGAATGGAAGGACCAATGTATAACGATACAATTAAAATTCATAAAGGAATTGATGATAAAATAACTTTTAATGTTTATGATGATGCCCGCCGGCTAGCAGCTCTTGGTGGATTAACGTTGTCGGTTAATATTATTGATGCTAACACAGGTGCATTAGTACTTCGAAAGGATCCTATAGTCCGTGATGAAGTTAAAGGTACATTTGATGTAATATTTAGTTGGGGCGACACGACTAATTTGGATGCAGGTTTTTATGAGTATAGTGTTACGGTAACAGACACCAACGGCGATGATAGTATGCTATATACTGATTTAGCACAAGGCGCAACTGGTACAATCGAGTTGACAGATAGTATTTTGCCAAGTCCGGCCAAATCATTAGAAGTTACATCATTTGTACTTAATGGTTTGCGGTATGAAAGCAACGCAGTAACAGCCGCACCGAACAGAGGATACCAATCGTCATTGCATACATGTGCAATATATTTAACAGACTATACTGGTAAAGTATATGCTGAAGGTAGCCACGATTTAACTTCACCGACGAACTGGTTTGTTATAGATTTACACACTGACAATAGTCTTGTTGAATACAATAACTACGCAACAAAAACAGGTATAGATCCATTTAATTTCAATATAACAACAAATTGGTTTAGATTTGTTCATGTACCAGATGCTAGTAATACAGGAACGATTGACAAAATACTAATTAGAAGTTAAAATAGTGTTTAGTGTTAATTAATAAACTACAATCATTAATTCTGTCTCGACTAGCTGGTCGAAAAACTACACCGAGTGGTTGGCAATCATTGAATTGTCCAATGTGCACCAGTATGGGCGAACTTAGGCCTGATAAACGAAAACGCGGCGGTTTTAATTTTAGTACAATTGGTGCTATTGCGTATCATTGTTTTAACTGTGGATATACAACAGGATTTCATCAAGGTGGTATTTTAGGACAGAAATTTGTTGATTTATTAGTAGGATTAGGTTTTGATGATGCGGATGTTAATAAATTAAAAATAGAAAGTATTAAAGAGAAGGACAATGACACGGTTGTAGAACCAGTTAAACCAATAAATTTAAATTGGCAACCAATTGCATTGCCGCAAGGTGCCGTTCGTATATCCGAAAATGCAGATACTGATGTGTTGGCATATTTACAATCACGAGGAGCAGGCATTTATGAAAATTGGGAGTTTTATTGGTCACCCGATTCGTATATGGATTTAAATAAACGTATCATTGTTCCTTGCTATTGTAAGGACGAAATAGTAGGATGGATAACAAGGCACATTGCTCCAAACAAAGATACGACACCGAAGTATTATGTTAAAGTACAACGAGATTATTTGTTTAATGTTGACCAACTATTTACAAAGGAAAGAAAGTATGCTATAATTGTTGAGGGACCATTTGATGCAATTGGTATTGATGGTATAGCATTATTGGGTTCGCAAGTAACAAATAAACAAGCAGAATATTTAAATGGTTTTAATAGAGAAATTATTTTAGTACCAGATAGAGATCAACCTGGTAAAAAATTAATAGCAAGTGCAATTAAGCATGGATGGTCTGTTAGTTTCCCAGAGTGGGATAAAGAAATAGGAGATGTGGCAGATGCTGTTAAAAAGTATGGCAGATTGTTTACATTAAAAAGTATCATAGATGCAAAAGAAAATGCACCAGTGAAAATTAATGTATTAAAAAGGAGTATATAGATGTCTCAGATTAGTGATTTATAT